ATTATTAACGAAGATATTATATATAAAAATGTAATGCTAAAAGAAAAGATAAGTTTAGATTTGGATAAGTTTATTTTATTTAATTAATATATAATGAACAAAACTCGTAAAAATAGAAATACCCATAATAAAACAAAAAAATATGTTTTCACTAAAAGCGAATACAATTCTGGCGATGGAATGCTTGTTAGCGTTTGGGGTGCTCCCATGTGGCATTATCTTCACACAATGAGTTTTAATTATCCAGCAAAACCTACATTACAAGATAAAAAACATTATAAAGATTTTATTTACAATTTAAGGTATGTTTTACCGTGTAAATATTGTAGAATAAATTTAACGAATAATCTTAAGAAAAAACCATTATTAATGTGTCATATGGCAAGTAGATCTACTTTCTCACGATATATATATGAATTACATGAATTAGTGAATAAAATGTTGAATAAAAAATCCAATTTATCTTATTGTGACGTGAGAGAAAGATATGAACACTTTAGATCCAGATGTACAGAAGAAAAACCAAAAATATTTACATTTAAACGAAGTGAAACCAGAAAGAAGAGAGAAAAGGGGTGTACAGAGCCATTATACGGCAAAAAATCTAAATGTATTATTAATATTGTTCCACAGGAAGAAAAAAGTGCTACATTTCAAATGGATAAAAAATGTATTAAAACGAGAGAATAATATTGTAAAAATGCTTTTAAGGAATAAATAATGAAAGAAAAAATAATGAAAAAAGAATCATTAAATTATTTATTGAAGTAATAAATTATTTAATTATTAAATACTATTTACATACCAAATTGAGAGAAATCATTTAATACTGGAGCAGGTAAATAATCATTATTAATAGCATCATAATTAGGCACTTTTTTACATTCAAAAGCAGGTTCAGGACATCTGGCGCAAGCTGGACATGCTGGACATGGTTCTTGTCTTGGACAAGCTGATGATGTGGGACAAGCAGGACAAACTGGTGGCACAACTTCTGTTTTTAATATATATAAGTCTTCTTGGCCTGGAGGTATTTGACTTGCTGGAATGCCATGTGGTAAACTGTTGTAATAATTAGAGCCAGGTGGATTATAAGGCCCAGCAGACCCAGGTGGATTGTATCCTGGTGGATTATAAGGTCCAGCAGAACCTGGTGGATTATATCCTGGTGGATTATAAGGTCCAGCAGTTCCAGGTGGATTGTATCCTGGTGGATTATAAGGTCCAGCAGAACCTGGTGGATTATAAGGTCCATAATATTGATTTCCATAAGTTGATGGTGTTCCGGCAACAGTATTGCCTGCTGGTCCTTGAGCATAGTAAGCCGTATTTCCTGCTGGGCCAGTAACAGAACCAGCTGAGCCCCCATATGCTCCTTGATAAGATGAAGAATTAATAGAACTTCCTGTGCTACCATAATATTGAGTAGACGATGGGGTTCCAGATACATTATAATAATATGTGCCAGATGAGGTTGTAACTTTGATAGCTTGTTGTCCATTGTTAGTATTAACTACAGTTGCTGTATCACCATTTGGACCGTAATATGTGGTTGCGGTTCCATTATTTCCATAATAATTTGTGTAACTTTCAACGGTTGTGGATGAAGCATCGGTTGATGTTGTTTGTTGTGGTGTAAATGTTACTGGTGAAGTTGATCCAGGCAATGTTATTTGTAATGATTGTGTGCCATCACTATTAGTAACGACTACTGCTGTTGTTCCATTTTGACCATAAAAAGTAGTTCCTGTAGTTAACTGTGTAGATCCACCAGTATAATGATTGTAATTATCATATGTATTGCTTGAATAACCACCAGAAGATGAACCAGAAGATGAACCAGAAGATGAACCATAATTATATCCAGTTCCATTACCGTCACCAGTCATATTAAAATTTGCTGTAAAATTGCCTGTTAACCCTTCCTTTCCACAATTGCCTCCTAAAAAGGAACATAACACAAGGCCTAATAATAAAATCAGGAATAGAAATAATGCTTCAGTATTCATTGTATAATTTATATAGTGAAAAAATTTAATTAATATTTTGTAAACTTTAAAATTGAATTAATTTTAAATAATTAATATTATTATAAATAATATAATGAAAACAGATTACAAATCAGCTGAAATTATTGATGATTCTTCATCGGATGAAGAATATGTTATTCAACCAAAGGTAGATTCGCTTAAAAAATCAAAAAAATTAAAAGTAATAAAAGAGAAAACAAAAACTATATTAAAAAGCTGTCATAATGAAGATGAAAAAATATTGGAAATAGGAGTTGATGAAGCCGGAAGAGGACCATTATTTGGAAGAGTTTACACAGCAGCAGTAATTTTACCTAAAGATGATTCGTTTGATTATTCGAAAGTAAAAGATAGTAAAAAATTTCATTCAAAAAAGAAGATTGAAGAAGCAGCTGAATATGTTAAAAATAATGCGTTAGCGTGGCATGTTAGTTATGAAGATGAAAAAAAGATTGATGAAATAAATATTCTACAGGCTACTCAATTATCAATGCATAATTCAATTATGGAGGTAAGGAAAAAATATAACAAAGTATTAAATTCTAATGGTAAACAAGAGAAATTAGATTATCATTTTAGTTTATTAATTGATGGAAATTACTTTAACCCAATTACATTATTTAATAAAGATTCTAATAAAATAGAAACAATACCATATATGACAGTTGAAGGAGGTGATAATAAATATGCTTCGATTGCTGCTGCCTCTATTTTGGCCAAAGTGGAGCGCGATAAATATATAGATGAATTATGTGAACAATATCCTGAATTATCAGACCATTATGGGATAGACACTAACAAAGGTTATGGCGCAAAAAGACATTTGGAAGGAATCAAAGAACATGGAATTACAATATGGCATCGTCGCAGTTTTGCTCCATGTAAAAATTATGTATAAACAAATTATTTATTTAATAATAATAAAAAAAATTGATTTTTTATTTGTGTATTTAATAAATTTATAAATACTTAAACAAGGACTTAAAATCTTATACACAAGTAAATAAAATAACAACATGAAATTTTTAGTTTTTGACACAGAAACTACTGGATTACCACAATCTAAATTTATAAGTCCTTCTACATTAAATTTATGGCCTTACATTGTTCAATTTAGTTATATTATTTATGATTCCTCATTTAATGACATTGTTGAATCAAAAGATTATATAATTAAGGTTCCTGAAAATGTGATAATACCGAATGAGTCTTCCAAGATTCATGGAATAACAAACGATATATCCAATGAAAAAGGTGTTGATATCAATGATGTATTTATAGAATTTTTCAAACATTTAAAAAATGTAGATACATTAATTGGTCATAATATTCAATTTGATATTAATATGATTAAAATAGAATTATTGCGAATTATTAATAACGAATTATATTCACCCAATCAAATTAAATTACATAAACATAATTTACATTATATTACAAATTATCAGAATATAACATGTACATTAAAAGATTCTATAACATTTTGTAATATTCAATTAATGGATAAATTTGGAAACCCATTTTTAAAATATCCAAAATTGGTTGAGCTACATGAAAAATTATTTAATACAATTCCAAATAATTTACATAATTCATTCAATGATATTTTAGTGACCTTAAGATGTTTTATGAAATTGAAACATGATATTGATTTAATAGATAATTGTGAAAGTTTTAAAAAATATTCATATAATTTAGGTTTAGTATAATATGAACGAAAATATAGTTACAAATATAGATTTACACCTTTGAAGATTTACGCCTATATTATTGAAAAAATAACTTAAAGAGATTACCTTACTTTACTACAATAAGTATAATGACTTTAATAAAATAAAATGTCTTTAAATAGTTTTTCAATAATATTCAGCGTTTTAAATATCCAAAGGTGTAAAATCGCGCAAAACCGACAACAAACTGGAGGAGTAAATTTACGTAATCAAATTTTAAATTTTATAAGAACAATGATTCTTTTTTTAATTATAGGTTCACCATTAAGCTTGTCACAAAAGTTTGATCAACATATTATTCAACAATCTGGACAACTACAAGCAGTAATAAATGATGCTAATATGATTCCACAACTTAACCAAAGAATAATTGATTTAAGTATAGATGATTTAAGTGAAATTGCTATGGATAAACAAGCGGTACAATCTAAAAAACCTCTTCAAATGGGAGAATTTGTTACATTATATGATAATGTAATTAAAGAACAACAAAAACAGTTAGTAACAAGATTTATAAATTTGTTCCAAATTCAACAAGATGGACTTCAATTTCTTCAACAAATTATTAGAAAATTTAATGGTGGTCTACGACAATTTTCAAATGGAGTTGAAGAAACGTGTGTTGAATTAATGACAGAAGCATATCGAAAACAATTTTTTAAAGATATGAAGGGGTTTGATGATTTAGATGAAACCTCACAAAAATTAGAAGAGTTACAACAAAATGTAAGTTTACATAAATTAGAATTAGCAGAAAAAACTACCGGAGCAATTGTAGGAACAGCACTAACAGGTGTTACATCAGCATTAGTAGGTGATTATTCATATGTTATTGAAAATATTATGCCATATTTGGCAGAATTTGGCAGCTCTCTTTATGATTCTTTATCAAATACAGAAAAAATTGTAAAAGAAACAAGATTAATTATAGGTCAATCACAATCAAATTTAATAGAATATTCTCCACAACAAAGAATACAAATAGAAGAAAAAGCATTCGATATATCAAAATTCTATTGTTTGTTTGGTTTTAATCTACAATTAAAATTAAATGCCACTGATGTAACTTTAATAGGCGGAAAAATAGAATATGATTGGTTATTAATTACAATAATTTTATTAGATAAAAATATAGATTATAGAATTACCACTATTTCCCTTAATAAAGGTGGCAATATGAATGAATTATATGAGTTAAGTAGTTTAAAACAAAGATTTTATATACTTAAAGGAATTACTCAAAAATTAAATGAAATTATTAATTTTTCGATGTATGCACATTTATCTACATTACAGATTTCTCCAAGTCCGAAAACATTAGAAGAAATTGACAAATATTTTAATGATCAACTACAATATTTGTTGGATATGTTGGAACAACTAAATAAAACATTTCCATTAAGAGAAAAACAAATACAAAAGAATAAAGAAATATTCGAAGCGAACAATGAGTTAGATAGATTAGACCTTCAATTACAACAACAACAAGTAGCAGCAGAAAGAGAATTTCAAGAAAAAAGACATAATATAACTCAAACAGAAACTCAAATGAAAGCCGATGAAATAACAAATTGGTGGGTTTATACTAAAACATTACTTAAATCCTATTTAACTGTATTTAACAGCGCACCTGAATTTATTGGTGAAAGTTTAAATAAATTTACAAGAGCTTTGACAGATGCTTGTTTAAGTATTCCTTTAGGATTTGTTCAATCTGTTTTGGGTTTTTGTAATAATATTCTTTGGTCATTTGTAATCAATCATTCAGGATATGTAATTATCGGCGTCGTTATAGTAGTAGTGGGTTTTTTTATAAGAGGGTTAACATTAACAACAAGAGTTTTTAGATTTGGAAGAGACGCTTTTGTTTATGTAACATATGGTAGTTTTAGTTGTATATACAAATTGGTGGTCAGACCTTTTCGGTCGGTGTAATTTATAAAAGAGTTGATACCATAGCTGTTGGTCAAATAAATAATGTCCAATATACTCCAACTCTTTGAAGTGATATACAATCCAGACGGTGTCCGCTTGTAAATAATGGTGGTAGTATAAAGAAACAATCAAACCATGTATATAATAGAACAAAAACACGTTTTATCAAAAACATAATACCAAAAAAAATATAATAAATAATATGATATTGTATTTAATTATATTATTTATTCTTTTATGCTGAACACATTTCACAAATTTCTTCATGCTCTTTTTCGTCATGGTTTTGTTCTGGCTCAATTGTAAATTGTTGTGCTTGATGCTTTGCTTTTCTACGCAAATAATAAATTCCTGTTTTTAATCCTTTTTTCCACGAATAAAAGTGCATCGATGTTAAAGCATTATAGGTTGGATCTTCCATCCATAAATTTAAACTTTGGCTTTGACAAATAAATGCGCCTCTATCTGCTGCCATATCAATTATATGTTTCATTGGTATTTCCCAAACTATTTTGTATTTATTTCTTATGTGTTCAGGTAAAACAGTTAATTGTTGTATAGAACCTTTATTCGCAATAATATTATTTTTAATTTTTTCATTCCAATGTCCCAATTCAATTAATTCTTTCATTAGATATTTATTCACTACAACAAATTCGCCTGCTAATGTTCTTCTTGAATATAAATTACTTGTAAATGGTTCGAAACATTCATTAAATCCTAATATTTGTGATGTAGATGCTGTTGGCATCGGAGCGACTAATAATGAGTTTCTGAGACCATATTTTGTAATTGATTCTTTGAGAGAAGTCCAGTCATATCTGTCACTTGGTTTTATAGACCAAAGATCAAATTGAAGTATTCCTTGTGATGCTGGAGATCCATTGAAAGAACTATAAGCACAAAAACAAGGCTCAGATTTTCTATATATTCTTATTTCATATTCATTAAATAATTCATATATTGGTTTATTATTTGATAATTCAATCATTCTTTCAACTACTATTTCATTACTTCTCTCTAAAGCTGCGTGATAAATAGTTTCGAATATAAGTTTATTGACTTCTTTCGCATCTTCTGAATGAAAAGGAATATCCATTAAGACAAATGTATCTGCTAATCCTTGAACACCAATACCAATTGGTCTATGTTTCAAATTGCTGCGCTTTGTTTTTTCTGTTGGGTAAAAATTAATATCAATTACTTTATTTAAATTATTTGTCACAACTTTTGTAACTTCGTGTAATTTATCATAATCAAATTGCTTTGTAACTTGGTCAACAAATGTTGGTAATCCAATTGACGCAAGATTACATACTGCTGTTTCTTTATCGTCTGAATACTCGATTATTTCACAACATAAGTTAGACGATTTAATAGTTCCCAAATTTTTCTGATTTGATTTAAAATTCGCAGCGTCTTTATATAATAAATATGGTGTACCAGTTTCCATTTGAGCATCCAAAATTTTAAACCATAAATCACGCGCATTAATTGTTTTTCTTACTTTACCTTCTAACTCATATTTTTCATAAAGTTCAGCAAATTCAGAACCATACACGTCACTTAGACCAGGACATTCGTGCGGACACATAAGTGACCACTTACCACTGCTTTTTACTCTATCCATAAATAAATCGGAAATCCATAAAGCGTAAAATAAATCTCTGGCTTTCATTTCTTCATCACCATGATTCTTTTTCATTTCTAAAAAATCTTCTATGTCCGCATGCCAAGGTTCTAAATAAATAGCGAATGAACCATTACGCTTATTGCCGCCTTGATCAACATACCGAGCTGTATTATTAAAAACACGTAACATTGGTACTAAACCATTCGATGTTCCATTTGTTCCTACAATGTGGGTTCCTTTAGCACGAATATTATGAATATGTAATCCAACACCACCTGCCCATTTAGAAATATGAGCGCAATCCTTTAATGTATTAAAAATACCATCTATACTATCATCTTCCATCGCAACTAAATAACAGCTTGATAATTGTGGTCTTGGTGTTCCAGCATTAAATAATGTTGGAGTAGCATGAGTAAAATATTTCTGAGACATTAAATCATATGTTTCTTTTACTAAATGTAAAGAAATTTCGGATTCTAAATCTCCATGTATTCCAATTGCCACTCGCATCCACATATGTTGAATACGCTCTACGGTCTTATTACCTAATTTAAATAAATATGCTCTCTCTAATGTCTTAAAACCAAAGTAATCAATTAAATAATCTCTGTCGTGAACAATATATTTGTCAATCTCTTCTTTATATTTTAGTGTAAAATTCCAAAGCGAATTAGAAACAAGACTTCTATTTTGTCCATGGATATCCTTAAAATCATATAATTGTTTCATTACATTTGAAAAAAGAGAATCTGTATTCTTTTGATGATTTGAAATAACAATTCTTCCGGCTAATACACCATAATCTGGATTATTCGTTGAAAGAGAGGCACATTGCTCTGCTGTTAATTCATCAATTTTAGTTGTAGAAATTGTGTCATATAATTGATCAATAACTTTCATAACAAGCGATTGGTAATTAATATGAATATTTGCCTCATGACCTAATTTTCTAATTCTATTTAAAATTTTATCAAAAGCCAAATCTTCAAGCTCGCCATTTCGTTTTGTAACGCGCATTTCTGTTGTATTATCCATATTATTATATAATTTCATAATATATTTTTAAACTGTTTTATACTATTTATTAGAAATTTTAGATGATATAATTATAAAATATATAAATTAAAAATATATAATTTATATATATGAATCAATTTGTTTTTTTACTTTTATTAATAATATTAGCAATAGGTTTACCATTTATATTCAATTTACCAAATATTTATGAAGGTTATTCAAATTATTCATTAAATCAAGCCATGGGTAAAGTTCCTGATTCACAAACTCAAGTATTAGTACAAGATACCTATCCTCCAATTGGTAGAAATCAAATTTCTAACGATAACGCGAGTAATATATGGTGGCATTATCCAACTTTTAAATTAGGATCTTATGACCAAATTACTAATAATATAAGATATTCAAATAATCCAGATGTAGGAAGATGTACACCAGCTTCTATGTGTGGAGCATTATATCATCAAAAAGATATTGGTTCTAATTATGTAAAACCTTTACCACCAGTTAACCCTGATTGTGGGACTAGAGTTGGATATTTTACTACTGATGACCAATTAATCGATAGCTTGCCGTATAGAACAAATATGCAGAATATTTTGTATTAATATGTGTCACACTATAACTCTTCAATAGATTCTTTATACAATATTATACCGTCTTGGATGAGTTAAAATTGTGAAATTTACACATTATCATACTTATCTTCCTTAACAGAAGTATCGTATTCATTTATTTTTTTCATTTACGAATTTCATTTTCAATTCTTCCAATACTTATATAAAAGTATTATGTTTATTTTTATATAATAAAAATTGTGTCATTTATATTTTGCGTTATTTGTTCTTATAGTAAAAAATTAAGGGACTAAACCATATGTATATGGAGTACCTGGATTAGTTACATTAACGTTGATAGTTTGGTTCCTTATCATATTAAGCATAAATTTATTATTGACAGATGTATTTACCGAAAATATATTATAATCTCCAGTTACCAATGTTGTAATAAAAGGAACAATACTCCCACCAGCTGCTGTAAATTGTCCTCCTGCTATGAAACTATTATCTGAATCAACTACTATGGAAAACACTGGACCACTAATGCCTGATCCAAAAGTGATGAATTGAGAACTACTAAAAACCCATTTACCAATATTGTTTGCATTTATATTTCCGAAACGTTGAAAACTGCCACCAATATATAAATTATTATCTAAATCAAATTGTAATGCATATATTTCAGCATAGTCGGTGCCACCGTTCAATAAATTAGACCATACTGATGTATTTGGATTCCATATAGCAAGGGCCATTGCCGATATACCACCAGCTGTTTGAAAATTACCACCAACATATAAATTTCCGTTTATATCAAATGTTAGAGCGTATACGGTTGAATTTAATCCTGTACCTAAAGATGACCATGAAGAATTGGCAGGCGACCATTTAGCTATATAATTAGCTTGATTATTACCGGCAGTTGTGAAATTGCCGCCAAAATATACAAGATTGTTATTGAAATCAATTTGTAAACATCTTACTTGATTATTTACACCGTCACCTAAAGAAGACCAATTATTGCCATCCCATTTAGCTACAAAATTTATTGATTGTCCACCGACTTGATTAAAACTACCTCCAACATATAAATTGCCAGTTAAATCTGGTTGCAAACAATAAACAGTACTATCATTTACACCGTCACCTAAAGAAGACCAATTATTACCATCCCATTTAGCTACACGATTGGCCGGTTGTCCTCCGGCTTGAGTAAATTCGCCTCCAACATATATATTATTATTTGAATCAATAGCTAAAGCAAATACTACATAATTTACACCATCGCCTAATGCAGACCATTCAACACCATTCCATTTAGCTACATAATTTGCAGATATACCACCTATTTCAGTAAAAAACCCTCCAGCATATAGATTACCATTTGAATCATAAGCCATTGATCTTATGGTGCTGTTAGCTCCGGACGAACCTGTTGGAAACGAAGTATATTTGTTCATGATTAAATCACATGTTAAATAATTAATTGAATTCGAATTCAGATTTATATTTAATTCTCCTATATCTACACCGGGAGTAATAATCAAATCATTTGAATAACTGCTTAAATACAATTGATTAACAGTTAATCCTGTTCCTTGAGGACCTTGAGAGCCTGTATCACCTTGAGGGCCTTGAGAGCCTGTATCACCTTGAGAGCCTTTATCACCTTGAGGGCCTTGAGAGCCTGTATCACCTTGAGGGCCTGTATCACCTTGAGGGCCTGTATCACCTTGAGGGCCTGTTGCTCCTGTAGACGATGATGTGCCAGGGGTTCCTTGAGGGCCCGTATCACCTTGAGGACCTTGAATGCCTTGAGGACCTGTTGCCCCTGTAGACGATGCTTCACCAGGGGTTCCTTGAGGACCTGTATCACCTTGAGGACCTGTATCACCTTGAGGGCCTTGAATACCTTGAGGTCCTTGAATACCTTGAGGTCCTTGAATACCTTGAGGTCCTTGAGCACCTGCATCTCCTTGAGGACCTTGAGGGCCTGGAGGACCTTGTTCTCCTTGAGAACCTGTATCGCCTTGAGGTCCTTGTTCTCCTTTAACGCCTGGAGGACCTTGAATGCCTGGAAGACCTTGTTCTCCTTGAGAACCTGTATTACCAATTGGTCCTTGTTCTCCTGTAACGCCTTGAATGCCTCGAACGCCTTGAGGACCTGTATCACCAGCTTGTCCAATATCACCTTTTGATCCCATTACTCCTTGAGGACCTGTAGGACCAGTATCTCCTGTTACTTCTGACATTATATAATAATAATATATTTTATTTTTTTATATTATTATTTTTAAATTAATTAAAGAATGTACTATTAGGATTATACACGTACCAACAATATACCTGTATTTCACCCACTAAAGTTGTCCCTTTTATGTAAATTAAACCATTTAAAATATTAAAATATATGGATCCATAAGGAATAGTTGTATTATTTAAATCAGGTAAATCATTAGTAGAGTCTATATTATTAATATAAGTTATTGATGATGCTGGTCCCTGATCACCCTTAGGACCTTGAATGCCTTGAGAACCTTGAGTGCCTTGAATGCCTTGAGTACCTTGAGAACCTTGTGGTCCTGTATTACCTTGAGGACCTTGAACGCCTTCAAGGCCTTGACTGCCTTGAAGGCCTTGAGGACCTTGAGAACCTTGTGGTCCTGTATTACCTTGAAGGCCTTGACTGCCTTGAGGACCTTGAGAACCTTGTGGTCCTGTATTACCTTGAAGGCCTTGTGGTCCTGTATTACCTT